CGCACTGACGGTGCTGACCTCAGTGGTCAATGGCTTGGGCTGGCTGGCTGAATCGCTCGCCCAAAGCCACGGCCGCCCTCACATTGGCCGCGGTGTTGATGGTGCCGCTGGCGAAGAAGCTCGGCGGCACTGTCGTGGACAAAGTCTTCGACAAGGTCGCCGGGAAAGTCCTGGGCGAGGGTGACGCGCCCCGCGATGCCAGTGGCAACAAGTCCGACCCGTCCGGCAGCAAAGGGAAGTCACAAGGCAACGACACACGCCAGGGCGAGCGCACGCCAGGCAAAAAATCAGGCCCTGATGCGCCCACGAAAACCAACAGGGCCAGCCGAATCGCGAAGCGCGGTTCGTTGGCGTTGGTGGTGGCAGACGCGGGCATCAATCTCATCAAGGGCGCGAGCAATGGCACCCTGAAAGAGTCCGTTGGCGCCAGTGTGGGGTCGATAGGCGGTGGCGTCGCGGGTGGTGTGGCCGGCGAGGTTGCAGGGCTGGCCATTGGGCGAGCCGTTGGCACGCTCGCCGGGGCGGCGCTGGGTTCGATTATTCCGGGCGCCGGCACATTGTTGGGCGGTGTGATCGGCGGCTTTGCCGGCGGTGCAATCGGTAAGGTGGTGGGCGGCGTCGTCGGCACGTTCGTCGGCAGCGACGTCGGGGCGAGCCTGGGCGAGAAAGTCATGAGCAGCGACGACCGTCTCCCGCCACCCGAACAGGTCAGCCAAAGCCTTCCCAACGCTCAAACAGACAACCGGCAAATCAACTTCGCCCCGCAGATCAACATTACCGCACCCGAGCAGACCAGTTACCAGGCGCTGGCGGCGCTCGTCGTGCAACAGATCGAGGCGCAGTTTACGCCGCTGTCGATGGACAACCTGCTGGCGACGCGACGCGACGCGGCACTCACCGATGGAGCGGTTTAATGCGACAACAAATGGTGTTGGGCAGCTTTATTTTCGGGCTGTCGCGCGGGTTTGCCTACGCGACCCTCGACCGTAACAGTAGCGGTGGCTGGGTCGCGCTGGACATCATTGCCGGCAAACCCAAGTCCAGCCAGACCGGCCAGGCCCTCGAAACATTGACCTTTGCCGGCAAGGCGGCGCGTGGCATTGGCATGGCCAGGCTCGACGAACTGCGCGACTTGCAGGCCTTGCGTACACCGCTGCCGTTGGTGGACGGGATTGGCCGTAACTGGGGGCTGTGGACGATCAAATCGGTGGACGAGAAACAAGCCAACGTGATCGACGACGGCACCGCCATGCTGATCAATTGGACGTTGATACTGGAGGAATTCGTCAATGCGTAGAGTCCGAAGTATTGCCGGTGACTCCGTCAACCTGCTGCTCTACCGCGAACTGGGTCGCAGCGACGACGCTGCCGAGGAAGCACTGTGGCATCTCAACCCGGACCTCGCGGAACACGGGGCGGTATTGCCGGCCGGCATCGGTGTAATCGTACCGGAGCTGGACGCGCGGCCCGCCGCAAAAAAACCGGTTTCGGTTTGGGATTAAGGAGGAACCATGGCACTTGGATTCACACCGGCGGTGGAAATTTACGGGACCAATGCCGCGCTGCTCAACGAGCGATTACTGGAGTGGGAACACACCGATGCCGCAGGCTTCGTCTCCGACCAGCTCAAGCTGACCCTCGACATCGAAGGGCTTGAGGGATTGCCCAGCCTGGGTGGGAGGATCGGCCTGCGGGTCGGTTACCTGGAGACCGGCCTGGAGGACAAGGGGCTCTTCAAGATTACCCAGCGCACCCCGTACCTGTTCCCCCTGCGCCTGGTGCTGGTGGCCACGGCGGCGCCGTTCGACCAGGACGAATTCAAACAGCGCCGCACAGCCAGCCATGGGCCGACCACCCTGGGCGCACTGTTCCGCCAACTGACCATACGTTATGGATTCTCACCCAGGGTCGCGCCGGATCTGGACGCTGAAAAGATCGCTCACATCGACCAGACCAACGAAAGCGACATGAGCTTCCTGACCCGGCTTGCCAAGCGTTTTGATGCGGTGGCCAAGCCTGTCGACGAGCTGTATGTGCTGGGCCGTAAAGGCCAGATCACCTCGCTGTCGGGCAAGCCGCTGCAAGAAGTGCGGCTGTCGGTCACTCGTGATAACCGTCCGGGCGACCGCGCGTTTATCAGCGCCAGTTTTACCGAGACCAGCCGGGCCAAGTTCGAAGGGGCCAAGGCGTCCTGGTGGGATGTCGCTACCTGCAAGAAACGTGAGGTGGAGGTGGGCGGTGCGCCGTTCAAGGTCCTTGCCCAGCGCTACCAGAGCGAAGACGAAGCCAGGACGGCGGCCGAAGGCGAGATGCGCCGGGTTAGCCGTGAAGGCCTGCAGATCAATGTGATATGCCCCGGCAACCCGGCGTTCCAGGCCGAAGGGCTGCTGGTGCTGGATGAAACCTGGCCCGGCTTCATGCAGGGGCGCTGGTCCATCGACACGCTGACGGCCGTCGGCAAACGCAAGGAAAGCTACCGATGCACGATCAAGGCGAACGGATTGTCGTCACCGCAATGACGTGCTCGATCGGTTCCTTCCACCCACCCGCTTCGGCGGGTTTTTTATTGCCTGGTGAGATGCCATGAAGATAACCCCTCTGGTCAGTCATCTTCGGGATCACTGCCCATCGTTCAACCAACACATCCGCGCCGGCCTCGACCTCGACGCGCTGCAAAACCTGCCAGTGCTCGACTCACCCCAGGCGGTCGTGACGCCGATCAGTGACAAGGCCAGCCCTAACGCTGCGCAAAACAGCAGTCGCCAACCCCTGCGCGAACATTTTGGCGTGGTGCTGGTGCTGGATTTGCCGGAGGGCCAGCAAGCCCAGGCGATGGACCAGCTGCATGCCTTGCGCGCCGAGGTCTGGCGGGCGCTGGTGGGCTACAGGCCCGAGGGGTTCTACGAGCCCATCCAGTACGACGCTGGCGAATGGCTGTTGCTCAGCAAGGTTCGCGGGTTGTACCGGCTGCGGTTTTTTCTCGAGAGCCAGTTGGGACGCAACCTCAGCACGCAGCCGGCGGAAACCTGGCTCGAGCTTGAACTGGACGCTTTGCCGTCCTTCAACGGGGTGACGGTGCGGGTCGATGCCATCGACCCGGCTGACCCCAACCTGCAACGCCCAGGCCCCGACGGGCGCCTGGAAATGACGTTTTCTGCCGAGGTAAAACCATGAGCAAACGCATCACCGTACTGCCGGTTTCCGGCCGTGCCGTACCTGACCCGGAGGCGGGCGATCTGTTGCCCGCCGAAGGCCGCGAAGTCCCGGACAACGCCTGGTGGCGTCGACGTCTGGCCGATGGCGACATCACAACCAAAGCCGTCAAGGCGGCAAAAACACAGGGAGCCAAGTAATGGCGATCGGATTCAGTCATATTCCGGCGGACATTCGTGTGCCGCTGTTCTACGCCGAGATGGACAATTCGGCGGCCAATAGTGCGTCGTCGGCCCTGCGCCGGCTGATCGTGGCCCAGGTCAACGACAACGTCACCAGCCCGGAAATCGGCAGCCTGGTGCTGGTATCGAGCGCGGCCATGGCCAAGCGTATCGGTGGCCAGGGTTCGATGCTGGCGTCGATGTACGAGACGTTCCGCAAGAGTGACCCGGTGGGCGAGATCTGGTGCCTGCCGCTGCACAGCACCGAAGGCAGCGCGGCCAAGGCCGAGCTCAAGCTGACCGGCGCCGCGACCCAAGGTGGCATTCTCAGCCTGTACGTCGGCGGCACCCGGGTTCAAGCGACCGTGATCAATGGTGCGACGGCTGCCGTGGCTGCCACCGCCCTGGCGCTGAAAATCAACGCCAGTGCCGACCTGCCGGTCAGTGCGGTAGCCGCCGATGGCACCGTCACCCTGACCGCCAAGTGGACCGGTGAGAGTGGCAACGACATCAGCCTGCAGCTCAACCGCCTGGGCCAGAGCAACGGCGAACAAACCCCCGACGGCCTGACCGCCGTGCTCGGCAAAATGGCGGCGGGCGCCGGTGTGCCGGACCAGCTCGCGGCATTGGCTGCGCTGGGCGACGAGCCGTTCGAGTTCATCTGCATGCCCTGGGCCGACACCACCAGCCTCAACGCCTGGCAAGCGGTGATGGATGACAACAGCGGTCGTTGGTCGTGGGCCAAGCAACTGTTCGGCCACGTCTACACCGCCAAGCGCGGCACTATCGGCACCCTGGTGGCGGCCGGGCAAGGGCGAAATGACCAGCACGTGACCATCCAGGCCATGGAGCCGGGCGTGCCGCAACCGTTCTGGGTCCAGGCCGCAGCATTGGCTGCACGCACGGCGGTGTTCATCTCTGCCGATGCCAGTCGTCCGACCCAAAGCGGCAGCTTGCCGGGCCTCGATCCGGCCGACGCGAGCGAGCGCTTCACTCTGACCGAGCGCCAATCGCTGCTCAACTACGGCATCGCCACCGCTTACTACGAAGGCGGTTACGTGCGCATTCAGCGGGCGATCACCACTTACCAGAAGAACGCGTTCGGCCAGGCGGACAATTCCTATCTGGACAGCGAAACCCTGCACCAGTCGGCCTTTATCGTGCGCCGCCTGCAGAGCGTGATCACCAGCAAGTACGGGCGCCACAAACTCGCTGCTGACGGCACGCGCTTTGGCGCCGGCCAGCCGATCGTCACCCCGAGCACTATCCGCGGTGAGCTGATTGCCCAGTACGCCAAGCTGGAACTGGAAGGTCATGTGGAGAACGCCGAGCTGTTCGCCGAGCACCTGATCGTCGAGCGCGACAGCCAGGACCCGAGCCGGGTCAACGTGCTGTTCCCGCCGGATTACGTCAACGGGCTGCGGGTGTTCGCGCTGCTCAACCAGTTCCGTTTGCAGTACGACGCGGCGGTGTAGGCCCCGCGCTTTTCGCAACTGATTCCAGCCCGCCGAGTGCGGGCTTATTTTTGGGAGAAACATCATGGGTCAACTGATTGCGGGCACCTGCTACGTCAAAGTGGACGGCGCTCAACTGACCATCAACGGCGGCTGCGAAGCACCGTTGATGGCCGTCAAGCGGGAAACCGTGGTGCCGGGTTTCTATAAGGAAACCGACATCACCCCATCTTTCAAAGTTACCGCGCTGCACACGCCGGACTTTCCAATGAAGCAACTGATCGCCGGCACCGACATGACCGTCACCTGCGAATTCAACAACGGCAAGGTCTACGTGCTGGCCGGTGCCTACCTGGTGGAAGAGCCGGTGGCCAAGGGCGACGATGCCGTGATCGAGCTGAAATTCGAAGGCATCAAGGGGACCTGGCAATGACCGATACGGTGAAGCTGCAAGCGGCCATCGAGGCCCACGGCGAGTCATTGACCGAACTCACCCTGCGCCGCCCGACGGTGCAGGAGGTGCGGGCAATCAAGGCGCTGCCGTACAAAATCGACAAGGGCGAAGACGTGAGTCTGGACCTTGACGTCGCCGCCAAGTACATCGCCGTGTGCGCGGGTATCCCGCCGTCGTCGGTCAACCAGCTCGACCTGATGGACTTCAACGCGCTGAGCTGGGCCGTCGCTGGTTTTTTCATGAGTGCGGCGCAGGCTCCGTCGCCGAGCTGATTGCGGTGGCCTATGACCTGGCCTGGTTCTGGAAGGTTGATCCCGAACAGATGCTGGCCAGGCCTTTGGATACGCTCCGGGAATCCCTGGAGCATGCGCAACGGATCAATGCGATGCAGCAGGTGCAGTGATGGCAGAAGCTCAGAAAGTAGAAAGTACCGCCGTGCGCCTGACCGGCATCGACCAGTTGTCGCCCAAGCTCGCTGCGCTGCAGGCCATGGTCGGTCGCTTCAGGCAGAACCTGGAACAGACCGGTCTCGGCAAACTCGACGTCGCGGGCCTGGTAAAAGGCGGTGGGCTGGCGGCACCGTTTATCAGCGGTATCAAATCGGCGCTGGCGTTCAAGGCTGAGGTCGGCGAGGTCAATGCCGCCGTGGGGCAGGGCGTTACCGAAACGGCGGCGCAAGGGCTGAAGGATTTCAACGCGTCGCTGGACAAGGTGTCGGTGGCGTTTGGTACTGCGCTGTTGCCGGCCGTCACGGCGGTGGTGGTCGGGTTGGAGCCGTTGCTGACGACGGTGGCCCAGGTGCTCACCGAAAATCCGCAACTGGTGCAGGGCCTGGCTGCCGGCGCAGTAGCGTTTACCGCGATGCAGGCGGCCGTCACCGGCGTGTCTCAGGCACTGGGCTTGATGCAGCTGGTGCTCAGCGCCAATCCGATAGTTTTGGTGGCTGTAGGCATTGCCGTGGCGGCAGGCTTGATCGTTGCCAACTGGAAGCCGATTTCGGCATTTTTTGTCGGGCTTGGCGAACGGGTGATGGCGGCGATTGGAACCTTGGGCGAGTTTTTCCAGACGGTCTTTGCGTTTCGTCCGCTGGAACAGGTGATGCGCTTGTGGGGGCCGATCACAGGCTTTTTTGCCGGGTTGTGGACGTCGCTGAAGGTAATGGCGCAGCCCTTGGTCGGCTTTTTCACCACACTGTTTTCCTGGTCGCCAATGGGTTTGATCGTCAACAACTGGACGCCGTTGAGCGGCTTTTTTGCGGCCCTCTGGGACTTGCTCAAGGCACTGAGTGTGCCGGTGGTCGAGTTCATGAAAAGTTTGTTCAGTTGGTCACCCCAAGGGCAAATCATTGCCAACTGGGGTGTGATCAGTGAGATGTTTGCGGCGATCTGGAGTGACTTCAAACTCACCGCGCTGGCGGCTTTTACCATCGTCAGCAGTTACTTCGATTGGTCGCCCTGGACAAGGTTCTGCCGTCTGGGGTAGCGTCAGCGGTGCATTCGCCTCGATCTGGGCGATATCAAGTTGCAGGCCCAGG